GGTTGGAGTCTTGATGGAAGAAATCAACGCACCGGTCTGGAAACATATCTGAAGCCTGTCGGCTTGTGGTGCGCAACCATCTCAGATGATATCCAAGTTCAAGTGCGAGTGTTGAGCGCACGAATCCGTAATAGATGCCCTCCAGGTCAACGTTGCTCCACCATTCTATGTGCTCCACGCCTTGCAGACCTTCAAGTGCCGCCGATTTAGACCACGGGTCTATCGCCCAAAGCACCCCAAGATTTCCCACTTCTCGCAGAGCCATTGCGATGGGTATTGCTGACTTGCCACCGAACACACCGGTTTCCACGCAAATGTCCGGCTTGTGTTCGATAACAATATCCGCCATGACGCAGGCTTTCTCCGGCCAACACCAACCTTCGAGTGGCTGCATGGCTTTGAGCATTGAGGCTTTGAATTCTTCGGTCATAGTTCTGAAAGTGGAACCCCGGAGTACCAGTTATTTTGAGGTATTTGCATGATCGGAAACGGTTCTCCAGCGAGCACGCGCTGTCTGAGTGCAGCGATGCCGCCTTCACCGAAGTAGTTTGGAGCGCGATTGCGATTCCCGCTCTGAACCATTTCTAGCATGACCCAACTTGCATCCTTGCCTCCCGGCTTGGTTTCTATGCGGCGAATGGGATGTTCTCCGACGTGGTGTAGTTCCTCGGATTCGAGAGTGAGCATACGCCGGTCGTAATATATTTTCCACGGCTGATGGGACAACATGATTCCTGCCATAGAGTCCTCGCCTCCAAGTCCACAGCAATCGCAATCTTCGTCCCATCCGTTGATATTCAGGAATGCTTGAACTGGAACGGCCATTGAGCATCCGAACAGAGCCGAACCGGTGGATGGAACAGGACCATTGTCGTTTCCTGTGTTCCAGCGTGAGTCAATGCCGGAAGCGCGTTCTTCATAACTCACCGCGATTCCATTCTCAACCTTCAAATTGTACACCTTCTTGTAGGCTCCCATGTAAATGTTGTTCTCGGCTTGAGCGGTTCTTACGCGAGACAACCATTCGGGCATGAGCACGCTCAGATCGTCCACGTAGGCGATGTATCCATCTTCGGCGAGACATAGTGCGGTATTGCGAGCGTTCGCGACGGCGAAGTAATCCTGTTTGGTTAGGCGATGCCTCCCTTGCCAGACACATGGCTTGGGTACTACGTGCAGAAATTGACATTTCAAATTTGTACCGTCGAAAGTTCGCCCTCTGATACGATCCACCACTATTACTTTAAGGTCATCCCAACCATTCGCCTGTCTTTCCAAGGAATCAAAGAACCACTCAATGCGGTTGTCCAGCCGACCTGTGATGTATGCGATGTTAAGCATTGTACGGAAACAGCATTGCCTTCAATCGTTCAATTTCGCCTAACAATTCCTGTTCCCGTCTATAGGGAAGATACGTTACTGACTGCGCATTCGTATTGCATTGTATCAGTCTGATTATATCGCCGCTCTTGAATAATTGGGCTACCACCTCAGTTACTTGTTCGCGAGTAAGATTTTCTATGTGAAGGTTCTGCTCTCTGACCAACTCAGAGATGGCTTCGTCGATCTTTTGTTGCAGTTCAGTATTGTGAAACTCGTTCATGTCATTTTCTTGTTCAACGCATCGACCGGTATTCTTATCCACGCGCACGCCTGATCGTTAACCCCAAGGGTAACTGTAAATGTTTCGTCTTGGAGTATAGATCCGCATGGGAACACGCATAACGGGCCTCCCAGCGTCCTAGGGTCGTATTCGCTTCCAGAAAGCAACGGTTCAGGCGTCATTCGAGTCACAGCAAACGGTGCCCTTGCTTCGAACGCATAAGCTCCCATGAAATAGCGATTCTGTTTCTCCGTCCATTTTTGTGAACTGTGGAAGAAGGATATGTATTCGTCTCCGACTCTCACCGGTGGGGTGCCACCTCGAATGTGTCCGTACTTCCAATTAGCAGCGAGCGGAGTGTCAGTCCTGTGTTCAGTGACGCTCTTTTCTCCCATCACGCGCAGCACTACATGCGGCGAGAACTGGTAATCAAGGTGGAGGCTGTTTTCGTGAAAGAACCACGTCCAATTTTTCTCGTGGCCAATTCCGCCACCTGGATATGATCCGTTGTTTCCATAAACCAAGTGGAACGTGCTCATGCAATTCCAGCCTGAATCGAGGTTGGCCAGTGCTTGGTGAGCTTGATAGTTTCCGCCGAGTAGCCATGAGCAGTAACCTAGTAAGAACCCGTCCTTACGGCGGATGATGCGCGGATCTTCGTGCTGCTCCATGTGTCCAAGCTGCTTTGGAAGGATTATTGGATGGCTTTCCTTGATTTCCATGCCCTCTGACAATCGATGTCTTATCAGGTCGCTTGTCCATGTCAGGGGCGGGTTCCTCCTCCATCTCCTGCTCACGAGCCACAGGGTATTGTCTTTGTCGTCAACCAAGGCGCTGTTGAAATGGCACTCCCTGTCGGTGGACGGAAGGTCAAAGAATCCAGCTTTCCACTTAGTCTGTTTCAGGATTGAAGGCCACGACTTTTCACGTTTCTTTTTTTGTTTAGGAAACCACTTCGCGACGATTGAGCTTACCGATTGTGGATTTCTTAGACGGTCGATTAGTGAGCCATCTTTGCAGCGATGAAACAGCACCACGCCAGGATCTATGATCGACTTAACGGATGCATGGTCGTGGAAGTGCGTTGAGTCCCCATTTTCCTTGACGTGATGCTGAATCAAATGATTGGCTTTGTGAACGTGCTGCTCGATGTCCTTGTAGATCACGACATCGAATGGAGCAGCGCGACAGAGCATGGCATTGACCGAATAGTTTGGCGTGTTATGCGGGTAGACTCCGACTCCTGCCATGTGAGGCTCTGAACCGTTGAGGCTTGTGATATAGCCCATGAATGGTTTTCCGCCTGCCTCGTATTCCTTCTTTAGGGCTTCGTACCATCCCCTCTTCACTGGTACGCTGTCGGCCTCCCACCAGATCCACGGAAATTGTTGTTTGGACAATAGTCGGGCTGCGGATTGCCATGCCCAATTCTGAGGGTGGGGCCATTTTGGGTCACCTCCCCATTCATCATAACACTTGAAATCAACAGAGGTGAAGGCTCTCAACACTTCGTTGCATACATCCCTTCCGCCCATGAAATGTCCGTGCGTAATAACGTCGCAGTGCGCGTCAATCCTGCCATCCAGTTCATGCACCCACTCCAGATTCTTTAGAACCAAATGCTGGTCTTTTTCGCAGACTGGGATTACGACGAGCATTGGGGAGGTATCCAGTGCATGGTAGCGATTCCATCTGTTACATCAACGCAGCTATAGCATTCACCGTCGTTTTCAGCATATGTGAAAGAACCTTCATCCACCTCCATTGGAGAGGTGAGTTTTTGAGTGCTCCCATCCATCGGTCCACCGATGATTTTGAAGGCTTTGATTGTCTGGTATTTCATTCCCACTTATCAACTCTAACGGTGTCAGTGGATGTCTTTACCAATCTGAATTTTCTTACTTCCTTTGGAATATTGGGGTACTCCGGGGAGAACATGTGTTCCTCGGAAATAAACGATTCTCCGGGCTTAAGTAAAGCAACCAACTGCTTTACGCTTCGTATCTCATACTTGTCTATCTGTTCCATCCACCGGCCTTTTTAACTTTGGATGCGATAATAGAACCCACGTCCATTCCCTCCCATTGCTTCTCGTCGTCCACTTGTTTTTGCTCGTCGCTCCCACCATTGAGTTCGGGACCTCCAGCCTTAAGAGCCTCGATTTCGGCCTTGAGCGATCTATTCTCCTCGGCAAGAGCCATCTGATTCTTGAGCAGTCCTGGAGCGGCAGCAGACCACAGCGCCGCCTTGGATAATTGCTCTGCGCTTAGGTTGCGCATGTTGAGAATGTTTCTGGCTGTCTCCACGCGCTGATTTACTTCCGCATTATGCGCTTCGTCACCATCCCTCATTTGAAAGAGCGGCAACCCTTTTTCTTTGTCCGTCCATTTTTCGAGTGTGTTTTGAAATGCGCGTTCGAATTCTTTGGCCTGACCTTGTTGCTGTTCAAGATCGGCTTTGCGCATCGACTCCCAGTTTTCCTGGGATTTTGAGATGGCCGTGGAACGTTCGAGATTGATTCGATCCATTTCGACAATTGCCGCCCCAAGCCTGGATTGTCTGGTAGGTCCAAGTTCGGACATAACAGTCTCAAGTTGCTCAGTGCGCCAATCGCTGTCAGGTAATTGAAGTAACTTAGAGACACGCTCCGAATGGCTATCTCCAACAGCTTGCCTTGCGAGCGCGATAGCCGTATCGGTTTTGGTTTTGAAGTAGGATTCGAATCGCGGGTCTTTCTCGACGGCGATGGCCTTGATTTTGGCGAGGAGTTCGTCGTTTGTCTTTTTGATCGTGTCATACTCGGTGCGGTCTATTTGGCTCTTTGACCATTTCTCCTGTTCGGACTTTAGAGTTTCAACCTCTTTACGCAACTTCTCTCTATCTTCGTTTACCTCTTTCCACTGAGCCGCTCTTGCTGGAGCCTTAGTCTCTGGCACTTTCGTCTCAGCAGGCTGATCCTCGTGAGCCGGATGGTTCTCTCCAACCACGCGAGGTTTTGATTCAGTCGGAGCTTTTGGTTTGAAAGGATCTGGCCTCGCCTCCTCAAACGCCTTCTGAAGCATCTGCTCCATTGAGGTTCCAAACGGTTGTTCGCCGTTTCCATTTGGAGGACTGGCCGGACTAATTGTGGCGAGTGCTGGTGGATTGGTTGGTTGAATAACTGGGTCAGCCATAATATTTACTTGGATTCTGCATATTCCGTGTTGTCATAGTCAGCAGGGATTTCTTCCTTGGCTTCGAGTGGGAATTGTCTGAGAGCGAGAAGCACATTCTGACAATCCGCATAGCCTTCCTTGCGCCCAAGTTCGACAGCGCATTGCATATCGCTGACTACTTGTCCCCGCACAGGAAATCCAGTGGGTTGCAGGCTTTGAACGACTGCCAAGGCGTCAGAGAACTCGGCACTGGTACGCGCCCAAGTCACAAGCCCATCATCCTTCTGCCAGCGTTCAAGCACCATTCCGGGGCGCGGAAGAGTCACACTTGGACGCCTAACTGTTGGTGGTCGGAACAGATTTTTTAGCCAATTCATTTTGTTGCACTGCTTTCAGAAAAGTCCTTATCTTAGACCAATCTGATTCATCAACGGTGATTCCGTTTTGTTTTCTAAACTCCAACTCTTTTACAATCTCGTCGCGATAGACTTCATCTGAGTTTTTATCCATTTGGTGGATCACATATTTTAGATCCGCATCGGAGAACAATTCTGCAAACGTGTTTCTACCGTCCATGCAATTCCTTCATAATTCCAACCAATTCCAGAGTGTGCAGTGTCAATCGAATCGCGTTTTTCAATCCAATGTCTTTGTAATCGCACGCAAGCCACTCCGACATTTCATCTTCGCGCATGGAATTACTCGGCTGCTTGATATGGCATTCCGTGCGGCAGATGATGCAGCGCACCCCCGTAAATTTGAGACGCCTCAATCTTCCGCAATAACATTTCCACGGTGAATTCATTTTGGAAATGCACCGGCAAAGGAATCTATCCTGTCGTGGGGTTTCTCCAGCCTGTCATACTGCTCCAAAGCGTTCATTTTTATTACCTCACACACGGTATCAACCATCTTCGAGAAGGCTTCACGGCTGTGAGAATCCGGCCCTTCAAGTATTCTTCGGGTTCCTTCATTAGTTAAGATCGCCCTCCAACTTGGAACGACATCTTTTAACTGCCATTCATCACAATCAACACCCTCGATTGGATCATATATGTCCGATTGAATGGCGTGAATGTCTATGCCGTAAGCAAGATGCTTCATTCCGGTTTTAGTTCCGTGTCGTATTCAGAGCATTTCTTAAACACCTCTTGAATTTTGGCGTGAGTTAATTGAGGCTTTATAGGCGAAAGTACAATCAGCTTTGACACCTGATCCCCGGCAGTATCCACCTCTGCATTTTCGATTCTGTGGCCAAATCGAATGCCGTGCTTTTCGTCAAACACAACCTCCGTGTCCAATGTAACTCCATCACGTCCGACGAGCATTTCAAGCCGGTATACCAGTTCCTTTATGTTCATTCAGTAGTGGTCTTCGCCGCTGCCTTCTGTTGTTCAATGGCGATATCCGCCGCAGCTTGAGCATCCTTAATCGCCATATCTTGAGCTGACTGCCGCATCGCCTGCTGATGCTTCTCCTCCTTCTGCCGAAGGCTGACCTGCGTCTTGATTTCGGACTGCTGAATCTTGGCCTTGGTCTGAGCAGCCTTGATTGCGGTGTCTCCGTCCATGCCTTGGGTGATTTGTTTAGCCTGCTGTTGTTTAGCGGCTTGTTCCTGCTGTTGCTTCATCATCTTATCGACCTCGGCATGGAGCTTGTCAGCCACTTGACCGAGCCGTTGATATTCAGCTTCAAGAAGATCGTATTGCCGCTTATGAGACGGGTCTTGCTCCAAATGTGAAAGGTGAATGGCAACATGAGGGCCAACCATTTCCATGAATGCTAATATCTTCATTGGATCAGCACCTTGGCTAAGGGATGCCGCAGCAGCGGCACTAGCCATCAAGTGAGTTTCGGCATGAATCACGTTGTTTTGGGTGTCAGTCCACTGAACTGGAGCGCCAGTGTTCATGACCCCATTCTCCATCAACGCCCATGCCTGCTGGTCGGTGGGTTCTCCTAATCGTTCTGACTTTGGATTGTACCGTTGGACCTTGGATTGGTTTGCGTAGACAGAGATGGCATCATCCACGAAATTAGCACGACCAGATTCCGGCAGTAATTGCAGGAAAGGTAACAATGATTGCATGGTAGTTTGGCGCATGACAACCGATCCGTTTCCCATGCTGCGAAAAGCTCTGATACTTTTTCGTGAGAGAAGCGCAGCTTTAGGGACTCCACGTCTAAAGCACCTTCCCTGGAAATCCAAAGCTGCAACAGATGATTCATCCGTGCGGCTGAGATTTGGATTCGTAATCCTGCGGACGAGTTCTTCATAGCATTTATCAAGCTGATTGTAGAAACGGTTTACCGCGCTGTTTCCGAGGACGGTGGACGATTGGTAATCGAGTGTCGCTTCCGCCGCTGTGCGGGGATTGCCCTGCGGCTTCTGTTGGGATGGTCGATAGATTCCGGTGTTACGAGAGAGCCGCATATCCAGGTCGTTGTTCACGGCAATGACCGTCGTAATGTCTCCCAAGATTTGGCTCTGCTGAACATCGAAGTCAGGAGGAATAACGTTGAACGCACCGATTTGAACCAAGCCTATCTTGTTCATCGCGCTCGCTGACTTCGCTTGGAGCGTGATCGCTGTGCGGAGGAAGGCTGCGTCAATCCCACCGCAAGTCAGCCTGTCCTTGGTCTGAACGAGATTGAAAATATCACGAGCAATCCCGGTTGCGCCATGCCACGAGCCATCTCCTATCTTCAAAAAGAACGGAGCGATCACCTGACGGAAGCTTGCGTACCTGCGTTCCTTTCGAAAAAGGAAATCCGACTTCATAACCTCTGGAATGATTAGCTCCGTAATCTTGCCGTCGAATTCCTTTACATAAACTCGTCCAGCCTGAACGGTGGATGCACGACATGATTCGAGAAGATCGTGATCTTTTAATTCCTGCTGCAATTCCTGCCAGTCGATCGGAACGTTTGAATCCGGTCGTTTGGGTGTGGCGTTTCTAATCGCTTCCTTTACAGCGGACGTATTCCAGCCGCTGGCAGTGCCGATAACCTCATTTTGTATCTTGGCCCACAGTTCATGCACGTAATAACTTTGGGAGACAATGAGCAGTTCGAGTTTGTCAAGGTTGGCGGTTGTTGCATCCAAGACCCTTATCTTTCGATGCGAGATGCGCTGAAAATGCCAGTCGTAGGGGTTGTTCCAGACCAGAAATCCCTGGCCATACGCGACGAAATCGGACAGCATAGAATTGATTTCAAGGTCAAACCCCATCCATTTTTTTAGTGTGGTGTCCAATTCCTCGGTGATGATTCCGCTCCATTCGGCTTGTTGATTTACGCTGCCGTAGCCAGTTTGGAAATCAATGTAAAAACTGCTGGAAGAAAACAGATCGTAGTAAGGCACCAATCCATTTTGAAGATAGGCATCACCTTCAAGACTGGAGAAGTTAGCTCGCCATGCTTGGGAAGCTGCGCGACGTTTGGCGGTATTATATGGCGGGTTGCCATCCAGCATACCTTTGAGGTTCGCATCCCACCGACTGCGATCCCGATCTGCTTCGATTAGCAGGCTTATCAATGCCTGCGTCTCATCCGGTTCGCTCAATCTCGATTTTGGCGGCGTGCCATTCTTCGAAAGAGTTTTAAGGTAAGGATACTGCTGAACGTCGGACAATGCGGGTATCATAATATTAGTTCCAAGCCAGGATTGTATATAGGGTTTTATCTGGATTGCCACACGCGCATTTGTGCATCTTCATATAATTCCATTGCGTAATGTTTTCCCTCGCGGTTTTAAGCACTAATTCAGCGAAAGCGTCATTGGTATCCATTTGGAATTCCAAGATTGGAGTGTCGTTTTCTACCTTCACAATCTTGGCCTCGTAACCTTCCGGTATGTCTATGGTGACTCTCATTGATCGGTCGATTGATTGAGCTTTCTTCTAAGTCGCTCAAACGCATCCTCTGTTTTTTTCTCTTCTCGCTTTAGCCTTTCGAGAAGCATCCTCTCAATAAAATGCAAACTGAACCCGATCCAGAACGGAGACAACACCAACCACCATGACCAATCAATTATCTTGGCCAATTTAAGACCTATGAACAGGACAATAAGAAGGTGCGCCAATCTCATGTCATTTCAACCAACAATTCTCTGGAAGCCTGCTCATTTGGCTGTCGTTCAAGTTGGATTTCAGAATGTCCATAGGGACGTTAATCTTCGCTTTCAGGCTGAATCCCGAAACCTTACAAGATCGTAGATTGGCATCGTGGACTCCTGAGAACCCTTCCGCAACCATATTCCCCGCTTCATCGAGAGGTTGTCTATTACACGCGGCGCAACCTATTGGCGATTGATTCATGGCACATCCTACGCAAATGGCCGCACGCGCTTGGGATTCTTCAGCGGGAATCCTGCGCACGCGAGCCTCAATCATCTTGCGAGCGATCATCTTCGTCCCTTCGGTGACCTGCGCGATATTAAATCCATAACCTCCGATTGGTGGACACGGCCAGCCTCCTTCCGAACACCATTCTCCATCCAAAGTCGCGCATAGTTGGTCTTGTATCGTTTGTTCCCATTGTAAGCCCAGAGGCAAGTTATTCGCGATGCAGTGGAGGCGGCAAAGATATATGAAGTCCGTGTAACTCGGACAACTGCCCGTCGGCGGAACAAAATGACCTGTCTCTGGACAGCGCCATTTGAATCCACCGGGAATGGTTATGCCAAGGCTGTTAAGGCTTCGCATCGTATTGTTCGTTGAGATTGGCGAGTGCCTCGGTCAGTGATTCATCAATCTGTTGAATGGATGGACGACCATGAGAGTGCGTGAGCGCAATATCCAGGCGAGAGATTGGGAATCCATCCTGATGCGTGCGTGTAGTCCATGCCAGTCGAATCCCAACAACTTTTGAAGATGTGCTGTTTATTTCCTTCAGTTTTTCGGAGGCGAAAACGTTGAATATGTAGATTACTTTTTCAATCGTGGAGTCGCCTTCAAGAAACAACTCGTCACGGTTGAAGTCCGGTCCTTTAATAACGTCGGTTGTCATGCGGCAAACGAGATTTGTTCCTTGTGAGTCGGGCAGAACGGTGTACATGGAAACCAACCGCAGTGCGGACAACTCTTGGAAATTAGATTCCTCATATATTCCACCAGTTTGTCAGAACCGTATGGTTTGTTTTGTATCTGTTTCTTCTTTTTCTTCATACCGCCCCAAAATTGAGTCTGGATTGAATGATTAGCATCTCATCCAAATCCGATTCCATTTGTTCTGCCCATACTTTATTTTTTAACGTAGAGCGTCCAAGCTTTTGTTCATGATCTGCTAGGCACATCCTTAGATATTCTATTCCGTTGTCGATGGCTTTTTTGGCAGATACCAAATCCTCATGAGTAATGGTGTGGGTGATCGAATTGTTCATGCTGCATCTCCCACCGGTTCCTCAACCGGATCATTGTTCGGAAGGTCATCTGGATCATAGAAGTCATATTTTCGCATGACGGCCTCCCAACTGTTCGAGGCTTTAGGCTGAAAGCCAGCATTGGCACCGAGACGAGCGCGACATAGCTCGATGAGGACCACAATCGCGTCGGCATGGTCTGGAGAGCGTCCGATTTTCTTTTTGCATTCCTCTTTTGTATCGAGGCAAATCTTGGGTTTCTTGATCGTGTATTCGCGTGAGCAAAATTGGACTGTGGCTTCATGGTAAAGCCCCTTCAACTGATCCGACAACAGGAATTCCCTGGCGGAATACCAGAGTTCGGTGACGCGGCGATCGTACACCTCATCACTTGGACGCGGATCAGCACTTGAGGACGATTTGGCAGATGGAGCGCCACCGAATTCAACGCGCAATACATCGCCCCATTCCTGTTTGAGCACTGCATATACGCCTCGCCCTGTCCCGGTGGCATCCATCGCGAACTTTTCGGGCCTGATTCTGCGTTTATCGCACTCGACCATGACGCGACGTGCAATTTGATAGTCGATCACGTCTTTGGAGGTTGGATCGGCTTGGATATTGATGAATTCCTTGAGTTGAATTCCAATTCTTTGGTTTGGAAGGTCGCCATAGTCGGCGAATTGGAGAATACAACCGTCCCCGCCAAAAGCCGGGTCAAGAGATGCGATTGGTTCGCTGTATGACTGCCAAATGAACTTTCCGTATCCATATTTCTCGACCATTACCTCATCAAAAATGGTTTTCAGTACACCGGCAGGAGTCCAAAACCCACGCGCCGAACTCCATAGCTGAATTGTCTGCCGTTCCTGACTGTTGGCTCTCGCGGCTGTATAATCCTCGTATGTGTAGAGGTATTTATAGAGGGTTTTGCCAGCTACCACGTTGGGAGATTTGAATCCGTCGAAGTGATCTGCCCTGCCTGATGGGAGATTCCATTTTTCTACTCCCTTGGTTTTCCAGGTCGATGATTCCACTGAAATACTCGGCCAACCAGCAGCGGGTTCGCAACAATACCCGTGGATATCCAGGTGGGAAATAGCGTTTCCAATGGTGAGGATGGTCAAATCCTGGCATCCAACTCGAATATTTGGAATGGTCTCCATGATCGCCTCGGAGGTTCCCGGTGCTTCATCGATGATCACCAAAATACGAGGGCAATGGAGTCCCTTAAGATTCTCGACCGCTGCGGCCAGTTCTCCCCCTTGAATAGCTACCCCAGCAATGGCATGTTTCGCGTCGTCTTTCGCGGCCTTCAACATCGTTTGGCTGTCGATCATGTGTCCGAACACGTATGGGCCGCGGCACAATTCAGAATGAACAGCTTGAATGGTGGGCCAGATACGGCGTTTCAACATCCCTTTGCTTGAACTGACCAGGGTGACTGCGCTTTTGTGTGGATTAGCGGCAAACCAGAGCACGGCGTAGATGGCTGCGCAATGGGTCTTACCGGCACTCGCACAGCCGGTCCAATTTATCGACCTCACGATTGTCTTGCCGTCCTTGTAAGCGTAAGAGTCATCGCACAAAGAACGGAATTGCCATTCGATCCACGGGTTCCATTCGAGTTTAGGGAGTGCATCTTTGCAATAATTCCTGAAATGATCAAACATGCTGATGCCGCCACTTGCCAGAGAGCCGCCATTTCTAAACCCAATAATCTCCAACTGCGGCATCGTGACGCGCTGGTGATAGAGGATGCCGTAGGGCTTTAGTTTGTAGACTGGCATTTAGTCCAAGTCTTTCTCGATTTGACAAAGCGCAATGGAAAAACACAACAACATCAGCGCGAACCACGCAACCAATCCACCGGTTCTAAAGGGTTCTTTAACCAGCAGCAACGACAGCATTGGAAGTCCGAATAGAATGCCTCCTATAAAACCAGATAGCGGATTCCAACAATGCCAGGGCTTGGGAGTCATTGAGAACAGTCGATCTATAATAGATTTCTTGACGGCTTTGTTATTTCGTGTTTCCATCTAACTACTTTGTGCGTTCGTTTTGTTTGGGCGGCGGGACTTTGTTTTGGGTCTCGCCGCTTTTTTCTTCTTCGGAGTCGTCTGGAATTTCGAATGCTTCGAGCGTGTTTCCTACTGGGAAGTGGAACTGACAGTAGTATGATCCATTCTTGGCTTTGGTGCTCGGCAGGTCTCCGCACGTTGTGATATTGGCATCTTTGATCAGCATCCACGCGCAGCCCACCACTTTATTTTGCTCGCTCATTAGGAAGGTTTCTCGGTGATCAGAAGCCATTCCAACTCACCGATGTTAATCTGGCTTCGACCTGGAAGGGGGTTTGCTTTGCATACTTCGACTGTCTTCATGCATTGCTCGAATTCTCCTTGTCCGTCGCATAGGTAACAGATTGTTTCCACGCCATCGTCCTCGAAATCGGAGACGCCTTTGCCATTGCACTGTTCACAGCGTTGCGGTCTTGTTTCCGATCCGCACCTTGCGCAGCGGCATTCGTAATCGCGGTCGTCGTCGGGTGGGTGGGGGGAGATCATTCCATTCCCCTTGCTGCTCTCCACAGTGCGCGAACCAGATATGCCAAAACCAAGGATGACAATTCGATGAGGAGGACGGCGGTTAGCAAAGCGGTTTTCATTTTTGGTCATTCCATTTTGGATCGTTCACCAACTCTCTAATCACGTCGATGGTTCCTTCCTCCTTGACGGTTTCAAGGAGCGCGGTGATCCAGTTGACGCGAGTGTCGTCGGTAAGCATTTCCACCGCGTCCGACAAGTCCACCTCACATCCGATGTATGTTTTGATTGGCATAAGTTATCTGTGCATCATCCAATAAATCCAGTAAAGCGTGCCGTAGAGCAGGAGGCCACATACGAGGCCGAGGCCGATTAGGTCTGCGTATCTCATTGGAGACGGTGCGAGCGGCCTTCGTTGGTCAATTTGAATCCGCCCAGCGGTATCGACGCGGGGTCAACGAAGATCACGCGGCGGTTGATGCGGAACAGCGACAGACCAGGATAGGTGCCGCGAGCGATTCGGGAATGTATTGCACGTGGCTTTACGCCACCGCGACGCGCTTCGTCGGCGCAAAATGTTTTGAGGGGAATGGCGATCATTGGGTTGCATTGGATTGGTTGTTCGGCGTGTTTCATGCGCTATCAGCTTCGCTCTCGAATTTCCTGAGCGCCTTCCACCAGTTGGAGGGTTCCTTCATCAATCGCGTAGCCAATGAACCGGAGTCGGCCATGTGCTGTCGGTTGAGCATATCAGAGCACCATTGCGAGAACTGGTTGGATAACTTGCGCAACAATTCATACGCCCTGGCTCGTCGCTCGTCAGTGATCGGAAAGCTCAAGCTGTGACACAGAATGCGGATGGAGTCTTCTATCTTTCGGAGCCGGGCACGCAAGTCAAAGCACCGGTTGCAAGTGGCCATCGGGATCAACTTGGCTGAATCAAACTCCGGGTCGTAATCGTCGTCTATTTGAAGGCGCAGTTCGCACTTACAAATCCTGCACTTGGCTACTTTGAGTTGCATATATCGTTTACCTCCCTCTCCAATCGATCCATTTCTTTGTCACCTACCGTCTTGACCGGTTTGTTGGATGGCTCCCTAGCAAACGACCGTGCAGAATCCAATGTTTTAGTCCAATCGTTCAATATCGCTGCAATGGAACGCGGGAAGTACTTTCCGTTGACCCGCTGATACTGCTTTAACTCCTCCAACTCCTGCGCGAAATTTGCCCGCTTTACTACTTCGACGAGAGCGGATTCTTCGAGGTAGGACCACCGGTCAACCGGGTCTCGCTCAAACATCTTACAAAGTCCATCTCGAATTGTTCCGCAAGATGTTTCGTCACCGGACGGTAATCCTTGTTGTTCGAAAGGTCGTATTGTGGATCGCTTGCCCTTGGAAGCATTGTTCTTCGTGGAACTTCGCTCTCCCTTAGTCGTCCTATACTCCGCTTGCTTTGCCGCATTGTATTCACGCAACGCCGCCTTCTTTGCCTTTTCCCTATACTTCTGAAAATTCAACAGCCTCCACCCATCCTCACACCGCTCTATCCGCCTCCCCTCATGCGCCTGCGTCAACGTGTCCGCATCAGGACTCGATAGAACCCTTATCGCATCCTCCGAGTTCTCCAGAGTAATGTTTGCCAACCTCGCCAACCCACTCGTAGTTACCGATGCCACCCCATCCTTGTTGCTCACCGCCAGTAACGTGATCCACGCCAGCCTCACATGATCCTTCGCCTCCCAGATACTCGACCCCACTATCTGCTGATATAACGGCGTCCATCCAGTCATGATTCATTGACATTAGTGGACTGTGTATCTTTGTCAAACAATTTTGTGGAATTATTTTCTCTCCCTTCCTTGCGACTCTCCCGGTCTTATTCTCCCGACGGATGTAATCCTTGCGATGGGCGAGGACGGAAAACAAAACAGAAGCTCTATCAAATTCGCTCTAACTAGAGCCATTGAAGCTGGCAACCTACGGTTACTACAAAAGGGACAGGGCCGCAGGCCGAGCAGATATGAAAAAATTGAAACTCGCGAGAGAGGGGGTTAAATTAAAACATCAGCCCGCAGGTAAACTTGGCGGTTAGACCTGCGGGCTGATTCACGTTCTGGTGCTGCTAGTTTAACTGGTTAAAACCCCCGACTGGTATTCGGGCGTTACGGGATCGTACCCCGTGCAGCACCCACTCTGTTCTTTGTAAACGCCGGTGTGGCGAAATTGGCAACCGCAGCAGTCTTGAAAACTGCATCCTGGAAGGGATTGTGGGTTCGAATCCCCCCACCGGCACTCAAAGATCAATTACGCGAGGAAAGTAACCTATGGAATCCTTCCAAGCAAACCTTCTATTGTACGTTATTGGACGTGGCAGCGATTAAACTTTTGTTGTTATGTTATATAACGAATTATCTAACTTATCCAAATATATATGCTAACACCCATTAAAGAATAGTTCGCAACTGACTATACTTAAGTGCTCAAGCATATTAAGCCCATGAACAAATTGGGCAAAGACCAGGTATCTCTTCCGGTCTTATTCTCCCCTTGCATCCCCTCTTTCAGATCCAGATCATAGCATCTCCATCTCCAATACCGTTACCGGTTGTCATTGACATTTATACACTGTGCTTCTCCCCGGAGGGGAAAACGAGTATCGAGCAATTTAACTGTCCGCGGCACGAATCGCCTTTTTCTGACAAAATGAGAGTCTAGTCGCAAAGGGGTGGTATGACTAAAAGACGCCCGGCGTCAAAGAGGGTCGGCCCGGTCTTCCTGGCCAGCGTCGGCCAAAAAGGAAGCTCTCATTTTGTCTAAAACTCTACATTGTTCGCACAATGTACATTATGTTCAATTCAATTCGTTGTACTGACAATGAGTTACGAAGGATTCGCTGGCGGGACACTGCCACTGTCCACATTCGGGACGCTGCCTGCGGCCGGTGGACCATCATTTTGTGCTTGACTTTTCGAGGCGCGATTGGCTTGATCCGGGTCTTCCCGGAGCAACGGCTGCTCTGTAACGCTTGCTCCGATAGTTTCCACTTCGACGGCTTCGCCGGCGGCGTAATCTCCAGAGTCCTCATGCAGGGTGTGCTGATGCGAAACCGTCAAATGCGACTCTTGAACGTCGAGGCCAAGAGTTCGACGGGCTATCATGTCCGTATTGCCTGTAATTCGCACTAATTTGTCCAATTCGTCGATGGAAAGCTTAGGATTGTCCGATTTGTCCGCCACAATCGCTAGATGTCGGACAGAAATGTCCATGATTTTGGACTTCCACTTGGTGACCTCATTAAGCGGGTTGTCTGAGCGTTTGCGGGCAGGTAGAGGGTTGTGGTTTGCCTCTAGTGGTTTGGCCCATTTCTGACGATAGGCACGCTTGGAGAGCGTAGTTGGTTTGACGCCGATGCGCTTGGCAATGACCTCGTGCTGAAAACCTTGTTCAAAGAGAGTTTGGGCGAGCGCCCAGTTAACCAGTAAAGCCATATGTCCGACGATAGGACAAAGCGAGCCGAAAGAAAAGCCGAAAATATTTCACACACCCAACTCCCTGGTTACTCGCCCATTGCGAACAATCGCATCCGCTAAATGAAAATAGTTGTGGACATTGTGAAGCCGTTTGAGTATTCTACAAACGCTCAATAAAGAGCCGAGCGAAAAAGAAAGGTAAAAATCAAAATGAACAAACTAAACGGCGCCCATCTTCAAGATCTTCATCACTACGCCTTAGCTATGGCTGGCCAAGATAACTGTGCGGATGCGTATAGGCTGCGAGAGCGATTGGATTGCGCAGACAATGCTTACAATCTCATTCTAAATGTCGAATGCGCTGAGGGCGTATTCGACCGCTTGAACGTCATTAGGCGCAACTATGAAACCGAGAGAGAATTAATCGAAGATGGGGTAAAATTACTTGCGGCAGTTAAGGAGTGGTCTCTGTTTTGCGGCATAGACTCTTGCACAGGGGAGCAGCTCGACGCGGCCGCTCCCGTATTGTCTCTGGAGTGACAGCGAACCTTAACAAAGAAAACGAAATGAACACGATAACAAAGGCAGAGCGGGATTCGATAGTAACAAGGCAGGAGAAGCTAATGGTCTTCTGCCGTGATACTGGACTGACAAACAAACGGAATGGGTGGACTAGCTACAAGCCGGAGCAAGTTGAGCACTTGAATCCACCAACGAATGACGAAAGAGCACAAGTTGAACTTTATGATTTCATTCACAATGTGCCGACCAAGTATTTCCTCTATGTCAACGAAGCGACTGGCAAGGCCACAATTTGGACTGGAATCGAATTGGGGACCGTCCGGTTTGGTTGCGCCTGGAAAGACAACTTTGGCGGTACCCGAGTACCGATCACGATTCAAGCTGTGAATGGACGGACGTATCACGGCACGTATTTCAAAAGCTCTGGTGACTATGCCAGAGTCAAACTAGCCAAGAATTAAATGAACAGCGAACAACGAACCGAAAGCACAATGAAATTAACATTACACGTCTGGAAACAAGCATACGAAATAGAGCCGGAGCGCGTACTTTGTAACGACGTAACGCTTCCTTGGGAATCTCACCCCCACAACATGCGCCTATGGATCATAGGCCACGAATACGGGGCAGTATGCGCGGTGTGGGCAAGTTCCGAACAAGATGCACTCGACGAAATGGTGGACAAAGGATTAGGCGAATGCTTTCTAATCTCTGATGAAGATCAGGCTAAAGCGGATGAAGGCGAGCGGGAGGAATGGTCTCCTCTTGGCAATGCTGGTGAACTTGCCGACTTAACTAATTGCTGGATGCATTGTGTTACCTTTGATCCATCACGCGATTACAAACTTCTGGCAGCATTCGCAGAAGCACGTGGGGCTTGCGCCGATTCATTGGACGATTATTCACGCAACCTTGTCAACAAATCCGTAAATGCCTGAAACCCTCAACAAACGAAACAAAATGAAAACAACAAAGCAAACAATCGTCTCAGTAAGCCACGGCACCATGCGATCAGAAGATTTGATTCCTCGATTCCTTGACGTCTCAGTAAGCCACGGCACCACGCGATCAGAAGATTTGATTCCTCGATTCCTTGACGTATTAGAGGAATTAGACGGTCCTGGCTGTGCAGCAATTAGACAGGAATTGGACGATGAATTAACAGCCTTAAGCAGTGGAAAGGTTAGCGACGAACAATGGGAGACGCTGGACCATCTTCTTAACGAAACATTGTTTGATGAACTTAACGCGCACGCTGCGCCATACTTTTACTTCGGCTCTCATCCTGGCGATGGCTGCGATTATGGTTTCTGGCTGTCCGAAGGATTTGAGCAAGACTTCCTGGACAATGACGGCCTTAAAGTCAAAGACACATCCGAAGTACCGAAAGACTATTCTGGCGAAGTCTTACACGTCAATGACCACGGTAACCCCACACTTTACAGTGCGGACAATGGCAAACTGACCGAAATCTGGTCCGTGGTTTGACCTTTTCCATCGCTCGTCGCAGCGAGCGCAGGAAGCGATCAAGCTTCAAACAAACAAAAAACGCACTAATATGGAAACATTAACCGCAGTCGATGAACAGAAAGACATTGTAACCCTGGAAGGGACCACTATTCGCGCCACGTGCTTTTACGACTGGCCCGAACGTCACAGCGAAACGTACGTATTGGAGCTATGCGAATTTGATGATCCGCTCTGTAGGTATTGGTCCGCACACCTTGGTGTCTGCCGTGCATTCAAAGTGATCGAGGGTCAAACCGCCATTTGCACAGTGGAGAAATTGCTTTACGCGCTCTTTCCAAGCACAAGTGATCGTGGTTGGCTGGACACTCATTACATAATTTGGAAGCCAAAATCTTGCTCCCCGTTGGTGATCAAACGGTGGATCACGAAATGGACGTTCCGCACCAGGGCTTGATTTCTGCTCTGTGTCCGCTCGCGCAATGGCGGACACACGGAAGCGATCAAGCTTCACAAAACAAAAAACGCACTATGGAAAAAGTCATAACTCAACTCGAAATGTCAGAGGAGGACATTGCATTAGCCAAGCGTGCAGCCGCACGTCTTGGTTACTCCCAAACAGCCTATACAAGCTCAAGCGACCTTGTTGGCCTATTCTGCTTGCAGGACACCGCCTCGCAGCGCAAGGGCTGTTTCGTAAAGACCAAGGAGTTTGGAATCATGTTCATGCAGGACCTGGAGGACATTACAAACTCTGGAAGGAACAATTCAACCTTACCGCAGCCGAAATGAGAAAGGCCACCCTGTGATCACAAACATCAAACGAAACATCCTGGGCACCATTTCATTCGACGGTCAGTTTGGGAAAATGCGCAAAGCACAAGACTTCATCGTCTATCCCAAACAGGATGCCGGAAGTCATATCATAATCCAGTCCGATCACAGGTTTGGTCGGCTGGACCTCGAAACCGGGGTGGGTATCATCAGCGCCAACCGTGGGCAGTACGCAAACGGGATGTGGTTGTCGATTTGTGTGTCCAATGGCACAGCGGAGCCTATCGCACTCCCGGAAAGCGATAAAAACGCGCTGCGGGAGGCAATCCGTTCGACTGGTGGGCTTCTGGTGGGCGATTCAATCGTTAAATGCGACAACATTGGAGCGTACACCGTATGAACACCATGATCGACAGCTACCAGAACGGCAACCTGGCCGATGCCAAACGGCAAGCAAAGCGGTACAGTTACCGGCAAATCATTCGATTCTGCCGCGAAGAGCTAGGTTGGGGCACCGATGCCGCGATGGGCATCGCTGACTACCTTAAAGGCCACATCACCTTCGACCAGCACTGCGAGAACAAAGCAAACAAATGAAAGAAATCTTTGAACGAACCATTGTGCTGGCTGCGGACAATGTTGGAAAGTTAAGAGAGCCGGACGTTATGCGAGTGATGCAGGAATATTTTCTTGAACATAAACGCATCGACGATTTTGCGGACTATATTATCTCTAACAGACCCGACCTCGTATCGGAAACCAAGGCTTGCCAGTCTGAATTATTGCAATGCTGGACATGTAAAACAGCCGTCGGAAGCATTCGAGACATGGGCGCAATATCGCCCATTTGGTGCGATGATTGTTTTAAGTCTATGCTGGACGAATTGAGAATAGTCCAAGGAGAACCATTATTATGAGACTCTGTGAAAACTGCGGAAACGCAATCATCCGACCGAATTTGGACGGGCTGACACACGTCTTGTGTCCGGTATGCGAGCGGCAACACAAGCGGCATTATCGAGAGCTTGCCGAGCGAATGGCGGCAACGTCAGAAGCCATGAAAGAACAGCAAAATAAACAATTCCCAGCAATCCCATGACAAACCTACACGGTTACAACCTGGCTTGCGCACTACGCAAGGAAAGCACAGAAATCGCACGCGAAGACCGTGCTGCGCTAATGCTTGAAGCAGCACAAGAAATAGAAATGTTGCTTCGTGAGAATAGAAGCCTTGAAGACAGCTTCAACAAACTCACATCGACAATTGAGAAAACTCTAAACCCATGACAGCAGAGAGAAAGCAAGCAATCGAAAACCTTAAAAAGTTGCAAGCCATTCTTCAAGATGAAGAACAATCCCATATGGTTGCGGATGATATCCTGTGCAGGCTTCTCTGCACACTGGGATATGAGGACGTAGTAAGGGAATACGAAAAAATAGACAAATGGTACGCTTAAGGAAATATGAAAAGACTAAACTACATCGAACGCGCCTATCTCGCGCTATGGGCGGCAACGCTCGCAGCCATGATATGGCTCCTTGCAACAAGCTTGCATTGAATTTAACAGGGTCAAAGGAAAGGAAGCCATGACATAACCAGCTTGGACAAACCTGGCCCGATTCTGCCCTGAGTCGGGCCTTTTTGTTTAACACACTGCCGCCGCAACGCCATAGGTCCATCGTCAGCTTTGTCTAGGCCGCTAGGTCCATCATCCGTTCGCGGCAGTGTGGAAAAACAAACCCGCGACTAAGGAGCGCGACTTTTTTCCTTAGCGCGGGTCTTTCTCCCTTGGTTGGGTTCTTGGAGCGAAATTACTTCGGCGAGATTGCGCCAGTCGTGAAGACCAGTTCTCCAATCTCAGGCTTGGCAATAACGGTCAGGGTGTATTCACCGCTGACAGGCACGCCACCGGAGAACGCTTCAACCAGAAACACGGTGTCTCCAGGTGTTGCGCTCGAAATGAGGTCGGCAGAAAAACCGTCCGCCGCTGCAACGACTGAGGCGGGGTCTGTGCCGCCGCTTTCAGCCGACCACACCGGGATAGGAGTAGCGTCAAGCTGGGCGCCGGTTGAGGTTGTCTTTTCGAGAACGACGTTAACTTTCTGAGTTGTATCAATCTGTGAGAAGGTAATAGGTTTCTTCTTTCTATCCCCCTTTTTAAGGCGAGGGAATTATTTTCTTTGGTTTAGGTGTGCCAGTTTTGAAAACCAACTGGCCTCTTGGCTTGTCAGCCTCAAGATGTTGTCGAACCCAGCGGTCCACTGAACGGATCAACCGGGTCAAAGCTTTGATAAGATCGTGGAGGTCGTCACCGAAATCATGGTGGTGGTGATGATGCTGCGCGACGGACTTCGGCTCAGGCTTTTTGGTTGCCATGTTCAGAAGCGAATGAAGGAACGCCCGTCCAATCCGAGCAAAATGTTAATCAGGACGACAACGGTAAGCAGGACCAGGATCACGGTGCCGATCTTCATGAAAGGTTCAGGTGGGGCAATCTTTGCCAATGCCCACCAAAGAATCCACACGATGAGACCCCAGATCACAAGCTCAACAAGCGCATGGATAACAGTGTCGCCGCTGATGACTCCGAGCAGAGGAAGAATTGAAAGTGCGTTCATAACCGCGCAGCATAGCCATTTGACGGGCAGAGTCCAGCCATCATTTGCTCTTACTCTGGCCGTAGTAAAATCCGAGCGCGAGAATTGCTGCGCTCCGTAACGGTTCCGTAACCTCCTTGCCAAGAAACGACATCAAGCAAACAGTGATGATCAATAATGAAGCAATCCATCCTCGAATCGAAACACCGAGCATTTGACTTTCCGCATTCGGCGGCTTGCTCGAAGTGCTCTCCGTCTTAACCGTCTCGACAACCGTTGTCTTTGGTGCTTCAGGAATGCTCTCCATAATTTATGGGGGGGGGTTTCCGTTTAGGCGAGGCGGCAGTTTCATGGCAAGCGTGCTTGCCACCAACCTCGCCCTGAGTGTTTGCAGTTCAGCAACGTCTTGCTGTTGCCGAGTTACTGGGCTTGAATGCTCCGGGACCACCGGAGCCATCGGTTCAAAATCAGGCTGTCCACATTTGGCAAGTGAGTCGCTCACGAACTTCTCGCCATTTGCAATCGCTTCCTCGGCCATCTGCTTGTAGCTGTTCCGTTCGGTGGTCATCTCATCGAGAGCACGGTCCTTGGATGCCATGAGCAATTTGAAAAGCAACGCAATCGCGGTAATCAAACCAGTTCCCATCACGCCGATGATTCCAATGGCCTCGGCGCTGAAGGTTATGTCAGCGATCAATGGTTCCATTATTTTGGAAATGCTGCTCGATTAACAGGGTCAGACGCTGGCTGGACAAACTCAGCGCCGAAATGCTTAGCGCGTTGCTGCGAAGCAATTCTTCGTGGCTCTTGACGGTGATTTCAAGAATGGACAGGCGCTTGTCCACGTCCCCGCTGAACTTCACGATGGCGATTAACAGCAGGACAATTTGCACAACTCCGCTGAGAGTGACGCGAGGATCAAACCACCCCGGTCTATCCTCGTGCGCCTCACGCATTAGCTGCCTTGCTCTTGGCCATTGCCCGCCAGTTTAGCAACCCCAAAACGACATAGCCACCAAATATTTTGCGATTTCACTGGACATTGTGAAACGGTTTCAGCATTGTGGTGGAGATGGAAGCACAACCGAAAAGATTCTGCTGGTCCGGCTGGGCTGTGGCTCATCTCAACGACGACAACGGATTGGAAATCGACAGCATTTGGCCAACTGAACAACTGGCGGCTGACAGAGCAAAATCACTGACCGAAAAGTTCGGACTAATTTACACTCATCAACAATGGCAGATATGAATTCCAAAGTTTACTTTTACAAGGGCCGGGAGGCGAGAAAGTTGATTGGACTAGCCGTCCAAATGGCATTTCTTGGAGTGCTGTTTATGACGCTGGGTGTAGTGCTCTCGATTATGGAGTGGTGGAAGAAATGAACAAGTCCAAAGACATCTTGAAATATCTGGAATCAAATCCCGGTTGGGTATTGCAACACTGCCGAGGTGTCCGGTCCCATCATTGGTGGTGGTTGAGAAAGACGCCAACAAGCATCGAGGTTATCAAATGCAACGGCAATGCAGCGCGGGCTGCTGCGTGCGATTTAGTGCCAATGAATAGAGATGGATGGCAACGAGACACAACCTACGTGCTCCGCAAGAAAGCTTTATGAACCAACAAGAATTGCAGGTAATGAAAAGTGAAACGGCGGTTATGCCGACGCCGCTGAACCTCCTTCAGTCAGTCCTCGACAAAGGATTGACCAAAGACAATGCCGACGCGGTGGACAAGATTTGCCTCATGGTGGAACGAATGCAGGCCAAGGACGCCGAGAGACAGTTTGCCGCCGACTTCTGTGCGCTCCAAGCCGAGTTACCAGCAGTCCAGGCGACCCAGGCGGTCCCGAATAACGATGGCAGCGTCAGGTTTAAGTTCGCCCCATATACCTCGATCATGGCTCAGGTTCAGCCATTCTTGACCAAGCACGGCTTCAGCATTCGATTCAGCAGCAAGACCGAAGAAAGCCGGATAACCATGGTCTGCACTCTCATGCATGTCTCAGGACACTCAGTGTCGAACGAGTTCACGGTCAGGACGGGCAAGGGGCCTCCGGGTAGCTCAGAGTCGCAGGCGGACGGTTCCGCTGCGTCCTACGCCCAACGTGGCGCATTATGCGATGCTCTGAACATCTGCGTAAGGACAGATACAGACGCCCGGCTGGAAGGTGCCAAGATCACACCGGCACAGGCTGAATCACTGGAGCAGAGAGTAAAGGACACCGGTTCAAACTACGGAGCGTTCCTGCGGTTTGCTCAAGCTGCATCCTTCGCTGATATAAAGGCGTCCATGTATTCAGTTCTGGACGAGTCTCTTAGGAAGAAAGAGAAGGTATCGTGATTGTCAGCAAATCAGCGTCAGGCACCCAAGGTTGGATAGAGGAGAGGTCCGGAGTCTTAAGCGCGTCTGAACTCGGCGAACTGGTGAAGCTCGATTTCTCGCTTAGGCAAGGCGAAGGCGTGCAAACACTGCTGGCTCGCAAGCTGGCAGAGAAATGGGCAGGTCCGCTCACCTCAACCGGAGGTGGTGGATTCGCTGGAAGCTGGGCAATGGAACAGGGGCAGATATTAGAAACACAAGCTGTTCCGTGGCTGGAGTTTGCCCATGGAGTAACCGTGGAACGCCCTGGATTCCTAATGACTGACGACAAGACCTTTGGAGCGACGCCCGATGGCATCATCGGAGGCGATACCGGATTGGAGATTAAATGCTTCCAACCTGTAAACCATGTGCGGACGCTGCTCGATGGCGAAGTTCCACGTGAACACCTAGCCCAGATTCACGGCGGCCTCTATGTGACAGGCTTCCAAAAATGGCAGTTCTTGGCGTACAACCGGTCATTTCCCAAGCTGTTGCTGACTGTAGAGAGGGATGAGGAGATATGCGCTAGAATCGCCTCTGCGGTCGATTGGTTTAATGAGTACCTAGATAAGTCATATGCCCGACTGGTGGACATGAACGGAGGCGAACCCCCCAAGCGCGAACCCATGCAATTTGCGAGTGATTACGTGAGCGAGCTTCCGACATGAACGATATGCTGGAAATATTGAAATTCATATTCTCGTCGTTCTGGGTATGGTTGGGAACTGTGATCCTGTTTGGCGCAATAGCTGAAGGCATAGGTGGCATAATTCGAATCACTATCAACTGCCGAAAAGACAAGTAATTATGAGCATAGAACCGATCATAGCCTACGCGAAGGCGCGCCGGGAACGACTTCGCAGTGTCAGGCCAGAGCCGCACAACGAAGCGGCCAATGAAGCGGCCATCGAAGAGCTTCGCCTAATCATCGTCTTGGGCGAGGGTTTACTGAAACAAGAGGCCATGATAAACCGTGTGCTGCTGCCGCACACCGAGTATCGGATAGAAGATTGGGAATGAAGATTTTACTTGCAACTTTGGGCGCGTCCCCCATGCTTTTTGAAAGGGTGTCGCTGTTCGATACCGAGCACAGCGCCGAAACAAAAACAAGGTCCCCCGCGCATTGGGAGTTGCGACCTTACGTTGCAATGGTCGGAGAAAAAGGCGCGCTAAATAAATGTCCGACGGGTCGCCCTTCAATCACCTCGTCTAATGGGGGGTTGGGGGGTCATGCCTTATTCCGACTCTTTTCCTTTCTTCTCCTATTCTTTCTAACCCTTCAGTTGGTTGGATGCTCGGATAAACGCACTCGAATAGTTGAGTTGGGCGACGGCAAGTATCAGGTCGAACAGAAAGGTTATGACGGAGACTGGTATGAAGATTGGTTTCCGAGTGCTTCACCATTCAAAACCATTGAAGAGGCGAGAGCCTTTCGTCACGAGGTAGAAAAGGCCTACTGGATTCGCGACAAACAAAATTCGCATAGGAAGGTTGTGGAATGAAACTCTCCACCGAGATGCGGGCAAAGTATCAGGGGCGGGTCGGCGGAAAGATGCGCCACGGATATTTGGATGTTCTTTTATTGTGCGATTTGGTTGACGACTTGGAAAACCTATTGGTCCGGTATCAAGGATGTCTTCATACGGAGGATCAGAACGCCATTCAAAACAGGTTGGCGCTTTTGGACACCAGATAACCAATGCCACGTTGGACACAAGATGATCTCAAAGCCTTTCTCAAACGACGCGCTTCGGCTGGAGTTAGACTACCTCCCGCCGAGCCTGAACGTCAGGATGCGCCAACATTGGAGCAAACAGTACAGGGAGAAACAAAAAGCGCTGGACGCCCTGTCGTGCGCTTTATATTCCATCGCCAAAAGTTACTCGACAGGGACAACGCCTTCGCCGGAGTCAAAGATTTATTGGACGGCTTACGACACGCTTCTCTTATACAGGGGGATACTGAGTCGGAGATAGATTTACAAGTCGAACAAGTGAAGGTCGCACACCGTAAAGAGCAAAAAACCGTTGTGGAAATTAAGTATCCTTGACTCTAAAGCCGATTCAGTATTATAGCTAGATATGGCCAAAACAATACCACCAGAGGTAAGCAAGTGGATGAGTCAACTTGGGAAGGTCGGCGGATCGTCCAAGAGCGAAGCGAAACTTCGAGCACGGGCAAGGAATGCAAAGCTTGGCGGATGGCCCAAGGGAAGGCCGCGTAAGCTCAAGAAATTCGATTTAGATTCTGACGTGTGATCCCACTCTTTGAGTATGGCGGTAAAAGCTGGACATGTCTTGGCCTGCCAATGTCGCAGAACCGACTTGCGCTGCCTACGTGGTCCTACGCGATGGAGAAATATCCACCTACGACCATTGTGGAGCTAGGGACCGATTGCGGTGGGTTTACATGCGCTCTGGGAGTCCATGCCTGGCGGATCAAGGCACAGATTCACACGTTCAATTTGAATCCAGCGCCTACGAGTGCATTCCTGCCGCTGTCCGACCTCCTGCCGATTGCGTTCCATGTCGGGGATTGTTTTGACCCTGCGGTCACGCAGAAGATTGCCGACTATATCCGGGTGCCTGGGATTACATACGTTCTCTGCGATGCTGGTGACAAGCCCAGGGAGTTCAATCTGTTTTCACAATACCTCAAACCCGGTGATGTCATTGCCGCCCACGATTATTACGTTGATAGCAAATGGTGGGGATGGGGTGAGATTAGTAAACATCAGGTTGTAGAGGCAGTGGAGGCTAACAATCTGGTTCCATTCTTTCAGGAGCATTTCGATACGGCTGGCTGGCTGGCTTACAAGAAACAATGAACATTATGAAGACGCTATTAACTGCGGTATTATTGCTCCTTACCGGATGCACGAGCTTCCACGTTCGACAATCGGACGCCAGAACTGACCGGACGGTGACATCGGATCTAACCGCAATGGCATGGTTCTCATCGGCTCAACACTTGGAGAAACTCAAAGCTCTCCAGACAGAGAAAACACAGAGCTTTGGCACATCGTCCTTCGAGCAGCAGGGCGCGACTAATATCGTCGCGATGCTGCAAGCGTTGTCCAACCTCCTGGGGATGATGGCTCAGGCAGCGGCAAAGCCATGAACAAGTCCAAAGCAGGCATTGCGGAGGATGACCTGGAGTGCTGGGAGTATCTTAGTAAGGACAACTGTACAGACGGCGAGCTTAACTCCATCATTGGAACAGCAGGTTGGGAATTGGTAGCCGTGACTCTCAGTGAATACAACAATCGGCGGTTCTACTTCAAACGAAAGGTAAAATGAAAATACTGATTAGCATGGTGTTCTTCGCATTAACGGTTGGTTGCGCAACATCAGCGCCACCCAACGGAACGAAATCAACGACAGCCTACGTCTCGATAGACGAGGTGTATCCCGTGTTCGCGTTGCAGAAAGCAGGCAACCCGGCCAACGTGAAGATTCCCGCAACCAAGGACCAAGTTGCGCGGTGGAAAGCTGCGGCTGCGGCATATGCTCAAGCGCAGAAAGAAATTGAAGAAGCGGTGAATCATTACGAGCCGCTCGCCATCAAAAACAAGAAAGGAACAAAATGATCAACCCATACATGCCGTATTACATGCCGAAATCTCCGAGCCAGTTTGTGCAAACAGCCGCACACGTTCAGGTCGTTTTGGATCAATTCAAAGCGGAGATAAAAGCCATCCAATCAAGCGGCCAGGTGGCTCAACGTGCTCTAGATGCGTCCAAGGACGTGCTTATCCAGCTTCATCCTGACCTCGCGGCAGATATTGATCAGATCGAGATGTTTGCACAGGAGGTAGGCGTATCATCCGGGGAGGCTGACAGTCTTATTGATCTTCAAAACCAATATTACAGTGCTCTACCTTACGACATCAAACAGGTCGTGCCTGCTCCATAAAAAGCCGAACGACCAAACTGAGCCACAGCCTGAAAAATCATGAGCACGGAAAACCAACCTGAATCCCCGCCAGCAAAACTAGAGTTCACATTCTGCGCCCGCTGCGGTGTCGAGATGAACCCAAAGCATGATGCGTCTGCGCCCATGCAAACGAGATTTTCCAAACTGGCCGAAGAACAAACTCTTCGGATTGAGCGTATCAATGACCGCGTAGCAGTCCGCGTCCGGCAATGCGCCGATGGCGTCGTGACGCGAGATGTGATGGTGGACGGATTTACTTACACCCCGCATGTAAGTGAGAACTGGATCGCTACGAATCTCGCTCACATCATCGAAATCGTGGCTGGAAAACTACGCGAAGCTCACATGGGGATGGGGCAATGGGTGAACGAATCGAACTTCCTGCGAGGATGAACAATCTCCCGGCACAAAGGGCTGAGAGGCCGCCGGGCCAAGTGGTAAAGTGCTTCGAGTGTGGTGGCATCCACGAACCAAACGGCGCGAGAAGCGACTGCATTCGGCATTGGAAACGGCGGGCGCTAGAAGCCGAAAACAAACTGCTGGTGAACAGCGTCTATGGCACGAAAGAAGCCTAACGACAAAGCTCAACAACCCGGCCAATGAAAGCTGACGACTGCAACGGGAATGTAAAGGCCGGGTTCGGTGCAGCGAATGGTTCGGCCGGAGCCTCGATGAACGACGGGGAGGAAATCAATCTCAGCGCCAAGCATGATGCTGAGTCGGGCGAGTACGAGCGTTATTTCACAATCAACGAAGGAAGCGTTGTCCTTGATTTGGGAGCTCACGTGGGCCACTTCTCGGAAGTGGCCCATCGAAAGGGCGCATTCGTCATCGCCTTTGAACCGCACCCGATAAACTTAAAGTGGCTGAATCGGCGTATGCCTTGCCAAAACACCATCGTCGTGAATGGGGCGGCTTGGGACAAGAACGAACTCTTGAAGCTTCACGAGTGCCCGCTGAACTCCGGTGCTCACTCGCTATTCAAGCATGACCAATGTTCAGATGTGGAATACACCGTGGTCTGTTACGACATTGGCGAGTTCATCGGCCTGTTTCATCTGAAGCCGGACTTTATTAAAGTGGACACTGAGGGGGCTGAATACAGGATACTATCGAGCCTGTTTCAGCGCGGCATACGCACGAGCATGGCCATCGAATGCCATAGCGCGGACCTTTATTCGTCATGCAGAGCCGTCGCTGAGGCGAACTCCATGACTTGGTTGCCAAACGAGGTGCACGTAGGAGTCTGCTACTGTTTCCCGAAACAGCAAAGGCATCGGATTACCTTGCCCCGCGTCTGCGATTTTCAGAGCCAGTCATAAACACGCTGGTTTGTAGCGGTGGATTAGTGTAGACGCCCTGTCGCGAGTGGTTAGCAGCCATCGTAAACGTAGTGGCCAGATTCGTGTTGGCTATGTTCCCTCCCTCATCGGCCCATCCAATCCACACGTTTCCGTTGGGCGCTGTGTAAGGCGCGGTAAGCGTTACAGTGTTGGTGGTGACGTAGATTCGGTTGAACGGTGTGTTTCCGTTTGATTGCCCATTGGCGTCAGCGGGTGTGACCGTGATCGGCACTCCCGAATTTGGATTGAACGACGTGACCGCTAGCGCATTGGTCGGCGCTGCCGGTGGAGAATAGATAGCCGCAAAGGTGGATGGATTGGACACCAGCGTTGACGAGTTCGCCGTTAGCGTCACAACATTTGTAGTGGATAACGCGCTTCCGTTTTTATCCCAGCGTTGAAAGTTGTTCCCGCCTGAAGTCAATGGCGCTCGAAGCGTAAAGACCACCCCATCATTGAAGGTGAGCGCGTAAGGTGTGGTCCCTTGAGTCAGCAAAGAATTGTCCGCTGGAGAGTTGGTTATCACCACGCCTGAATTTGGATTGCTTGAACTCATGTTCAGCGTCCAGGTGACAATGGGTGGGGCCACATAGACCGCTTGCCAAGTGACATTGGTCGCTACCGTGAAGCTGACGACGTTGGAACTCGTATTATCCACACCGTTCAACCTCCACTTGCTGAAATTATTGGTGGTAAACGTTAGCGGAGCGGTGAGCGTCACAGGCGATCCGAACAGATATTGTCTCGCGAACGTCGCAACACCTGAGCCATTGCCGTTGTTGTCGGTTGTAGCTCCTATGGTCGCCCCGGTTGGGCTACTTGTGATTGTGATCGTATTGGTAGGCGTTGGCGCGGCTCCGACAATGCGCTCCAAGACAAACGAACCGAACTGCGGGAAATTCATGGAGGCAGTTATGTTTGATCCGCCGTGTGGCAATGCCACTGTGTGGGCAGAAGCTTGCATGTTGAGCGTGATCACATTGCCGGGAATTGAATTGGTGGTTATATCAAATAGATAATTCTGTGCATTTCGCACCCGCACTGAATCACTGGTGCTCCATCCCATTATGGACACATCCAGAGCTACTGAATTCGAGATAGCCCAATTGTAGATTGCAGCTTGGGCTTTGTTTGCGTCATACAGGTTTGGTTGCAGCACCATCAGGTTAGTATTCGGCAGCGGACTGGTCATTGTAGACGCAGCATCCCAACCTGTGAACGCCTTCCATTGCGTAAAATTTTTGAATCCTATGCCATCCACATTGAAAGCATTGGCTGCATTCACATTGGCAACCCGATATGTGTTCCGATCAAAAGTCCAACCCGGAAGTATTCCTCCATATGCTGGTCCCCTGGAAAGATACGTAAACAGAGTAGAGCCAGAAATATTTACAATCGTATTATTCGTCACCATTGCCGTAGTCCAATAACCGCCCTGCATGACGCCCTTGCCTATATAATTATCCGACACCACGATATCCACTGAGTTGCTGGATGGAAAATAGATCCACACCAAATCGCTATTGTAATGGAAGTTCGTTCGCGCCTGATTATCCCCTTGCACCTGTTCTGCGCGACCTCCAACCAATATCCTGTTACCGGACACTATATTGTGATGGATGCGATAATGGTAGGTCTGAGCACTTCCTGACCCGTAGGCTTGAATAGAATTATCGTAATTGTTGAGGATGATATTGTACGAGATATCCTTTATTTCGCGGTTAGTCCGGTTCTGCGTATAGAATCCATGCCCGTGAAGCTGAGTGACCCCTACCCATCCGTTATTGAACACGACACAATTATGGATCTTCGTGTTGCTGGATTGTTCCCAAGCTGAAATCCCAGTGCTTACATCATGCACAACTAAGTTTTCCAGAATATTGGATTGGCCATGCACATAAATCCCATCGCTTAAGAAGAAGTCTGTTGGGAAAGATTCGTTGGGTTGCGGAGTTGCGCTATAACGAGGAGCGGTGCTGCTCGACATGATTTCCATGTTTCTAAGATGGATAAACCTTCCCTTGGTCGAATCGGCAGAAGAACCCATCTCAAGAGTAGGTCGGGAAGTCGCGTGATATTCAAATGGTGGACCGAATGCCTTACCATCCAGCATCGCCCATTCTCCAGGAAACGACTGAATGATGATCGGATTGTTATATACACCACTGATGTTGATTTGGAAGATCACACCCTCATTGCCGCCAGCAACATAGCCCTGTACCACATTGGTATATGATCCTCCTCGCAGATTAATCGTATCCCCACCAACGATGATTCCTACTTTGCTCAAGGCCGTTTGCAGGTTCCAAGGACTGCCGATTGTTCCGGCGTTGCCGGCCAAGCCGTTGGTCGCCGCGTAATAAGTGGCAGCACGCGAAGCTGTAGAGAACAGGAGACAGACCGCTAAGATAAGTAAACGTTTCATTTAGGGTGTAAGCCAATATTCTCCACCAACCATCTCTAACAGCACAACACCTCTCGATTGATTGGTCGGAGCGTTGCCAAGCCAGAACACATTATTCGTCTGAAAGTTGACTGGAAATCTACCGGGATTGTTCCATGACAATTGAGTGTACCTGTCCGTCCCGAAATTGGTAAAGACGAAGAAGGAAGGACCGTTCATAAAACGCATCAGCCGGTTACCAAGAGCCGGGTCAACAATGTCATTCTTGAGCAGTGTAAAGGACGTGCTAGGAACATTGGTGACAATTTGAGTGACCAGAATGTTTGTGGTGATGTTGTAAACGTTCGTCGTGATGTTTATGACCGTAGACCCATTGGTGGAAATCGGTATATCCACGTACGAGACAACTGGCACTCGCACTGTGTCCTGAGCAATCAGTGTCAGAGCGAATAGCGCCGACAAAAGAATGGAGATTGTAGTTTTCATGGATAGGATACGATTGACGACGCTTTTCCGATTGGCCCATTAGTTTGTGACCCATTGAATGCGTTAACGCTTCGGTCATGGACAGTGCCGGTCCCGGAGAGGGCTGTGCCGTCCCCGAAGTCATCCAACGGCCAGTAAGCTTGAAGGGTCGAAAAGGAGGTCTGCAAAGGCGTACCGTGAACCCCTCTACCGTTATACAGCGCGGCGATCTGTGCTGCTGTGAGCACAGAAGTCCACACAGCCACCTCGCTAATCTGACCGTTGAAGCTAACCGTTCCAGCGTCATTGTTACCGATAATGATCGGGTCAGCCGAATTGTCCGTTAACGTTACCCCATTGGCGGTAGATCCATAGCTGATTTCCGCGCCGTTGACATAGATATGGATGCCAGTGAAGTTCGTCGTGCCATCTCCGGTCACCAGGACATGTGACCACGTATTGGTAACAATGCATCCAGCAACACAAGTACTCATCAAAGTCGTGCTGCCTGCGATGCGCATTGTAATTTCATCACTGTTGTTCAATCGGAATTGAAGTGCTCCACGTCTGACAATGGTGCCAAGACTGGACTCCCCCAATGTCAGCGGCATGATGAGAGCAGAAATCGTATAGGTCTGTCCCTGTTCCCTAAGCATTGAATCTCCGCACGCTCCGAATCCAACCATGTCGTTTACGCCATCAAACAGCACTGGAGAGAAACCACGCACCGGAAGGAACACCAACAGTAACAGGAGACGTTTCATTGCGCCCTCAACCATTCGATGGCAACCGCTCCGACAATCGAGGAATCACCAACGGCAGTGTCCGATCCGCTGGCTGCGTCCCTGTCCACCTTGATAATCACGAGGTCTCCAGCCGATACGCTGTCTGCGTTGGTCAAGGTAACGGTAGATTCTACAATAGAATTTGCCGCCTGATTGTTTGCCAATGTCACGGTGACGCTGTTGGCCGATGAGAACGTCGGACTAGTTGGATCTTCAGTCGCTTTCATGGCCGCAACGTAGAATCTGTAAACGATGGCTTTGGTTCCAGTCTGCACCGTTTTGACGACCGTCTTAAACCTTGCCTTCAGCGTCGTTCCGTAGGATTGCGGCATGATGAATGACCATCCTGCGCTTTGAGAGGTAGTATCATCGAACAACAGGGACCAAACGTAATCAGATGCGTTGTTAATCCTGGCCGGGTTGCTCGCTGGGAGTTTTGCGCTCTCAACGTGCAGTCGCGCCACGCCATCGCTTGGACCTGTGAGAAGAGTTGTAGTAACGCGACTGGCACCACCATCGAGCGTCACGCTGCTTGTAGTATTAACCCCAACACTTACGAACGCAGCATTTGTACGAGTCTCCACGTCAAACCACCCCATGTTGGGAGAATTGGTGGTAGCTATGTAAATCTGGTTGAATGGAACTGTATCTTTTACGGTTACACCGGCAGTAACGTTGCGCACACTTACAAGCGTCTCCCCTTGATCGGCTATGGAAGTCCAGAACCCCCTGGTATTTCGGCCACTCATAATCCCACCCTCGGAGGAGATAGTGACGACGTTGGTTTGGAAATTATTTATCTCCACCATGTGATCGTCATCGTTCTCCGGCCACGCCACAGCCGTATCCACGCGAAGCACATACGTTCCATTGTCCGATACCCACACTTTGTTGGTGAGTTCCAGAGGCTTTACAATATTTACATCGTTCGTCCAATTTGAGTCTGCCCCCACTCCGCCCGATGGAGTGGACCATGTAATCGTTCCACCCGTGTTCCACGTCGGGACTTGTCCGTTGGAAGGAATATCAGACACTTGGACACCCACTAAGTAAGTGGCGGTCGTTCCGTCATAGGTCTGCAAAGCTCCGCGTCCAGCCGCCCAAGCATTGTTATCCGCTGCCACCTGACCGAAGACGAGCGTTGATGGACCGGACGAGTTTGGAACTGTCAGAAAATTGGTTGCCGTGAGTTCAGCTACCCTTGCCCCATAGAACGCATTGAAATATTTATTGGTATCAAAGGAACCAGCGACTGTGTTGCTGCTGAAGAATTGCATATAGGTTTCAGCGCCACTTCCCCCCTTGAGGTCAAGATGAGATAATCGGCTTGCGCTATTGTTAATCACAGTCGCCGCTCCCCCACTATTCAGAAGCGAAGCGGTGCTCGCTGTATAGAGACCAGAACCGGTCTTAAAACCATTGGTGGCTGTTGATTGGTTGACAAAACTATCACCGACCAGGAAATCATTGGTGGAATTTCCGGCCACCGCTCGCCAATTAGAAAATATACTCCCACCGCCTCCACCGCCTGCGGTCCTCCAACCACCCGATGAATAGAAATATAGATTGGTATTTACGGTATCAAACGCCATTGGAACCATTCCGGTATGAGACACCGGAACGCCGCTTGGAATTCCCGCGAATGTGGGTATGTAAAGAAATTTGTTTGTGCGCGTAATTGAGGTCGTACCGTCTCCAATAAGAACTGAGTCGTTAGTTGACAGGGTGAGCACCGCAGTATTTCCAACACCAAAAGACATTGTATAATTCTGATCAACGGTGAAATTCAAATTAGTGTCTCCCGTTACGATTCCATTATTGTATATAGAAAGGGAATGGCCAGTTCCGGTTGTATCCAGCAAATGTATGTACTCCGACGTTGACGCCGCTGGTGTATGCCAAATACTCAGCCTGCCGTCATAAGGAAAATAAAACAGAAACGCATTACTTCCTGCCGCGTCGGTCACGAATGTTCCATTGATGGCATCATAGGACGGAATTGCACCATTAAATGAGCTTGAAAGATCCCGACCAGTGCCACCATTGGGTACTGAAATAGGAGTAGGAACCCCACCCAAACTCAACCACGCGCCATTGTAAAAATAGAGACGGTTATTGCTCGAATCAAAATCCAGTGCCACATGTCCAGCCTCGGTCACCGGAACTCCCGTAGGGACTCCAGCGGTAACTGGCACATAAAGAAATTCGTTGGTTCGCGTTGTTACCGTTGACCCGGCCCCGGCAATCACACTCCTATCCGTGGATACCTTAAGCGATGTGGTACCAGCTATTTTGAACAGCAGATTGGAGGTGCTTACCGCGTCCAAGGAGAAGTCATCGTTGTTCTGCCTGATGCCGTCGCTGTAGAACTCAAGCAACGGAGGTGTGCCGCTCCCCTCGAACACGCTCAACTGAGGTTGTCCCGTTGGAATGGTCCGACCCAAATATAAGGAGTGGGCGCTTTTGCTATAAAGAAACTGGGAATCATCCGTGTCCAGCGAGTTTCCACTGAGTTTATGGAACACCATATTTCCATCCGATACGCTCGCAAAGGAATTGGTTCCTGTTCCTCCATAGACTATCGGCAAGGGATTGAATGTACCAAAGGACGTGGAGTTGGTCTTCACAACCACCCCTACTCCGGCCAGTGTTGCCAATCCAGCTAGGTTGGAATTGGAAAGCTGCTCCGGGTCGGAGGCGAAGATCCTGCCACCCTTCTTCGTGAAATGAAACACGTTTACGGCATTTGTGTTAAGCGTCGGTATAATTCCAGAAAGCCACGTTATCTGGTTGGTGAACGACAGCGTGTGGACCGTATTGGTGACGGTGAAATGAATTGTGGTATCGTCCGGGAAATTGATAATTCCCATAGTGGAACTGCTCGCCAGAGACTTGCTGAATTCGGTGCCTGTGGATACGTCAATGTTAACCCCAGGCACATCGAGCGTAGGGACGTTCACCGCCCCTCTAAGCGAAAGGTTGGTTGTCAAAGCCCCGCTCTTCATTCCTACGTTCGTTAATGCCGTTACTACGAATACGTTGGCATCAAATCTAAGGTTGTTAGTACCGAAGTTAGTCCCGCCTCCACCACCGCTCGGAGGCACCTGCCATGTGATGTTCCCAGCCCCATCCTGCATAAGTGCGCTTCCAGCTACACCTTGCACGGTGGGCATCGTGTAAGACACACCGTTGATTGTCCAAATCCAGTTGGTTGCGTTGTCCGTTACGATCTGCAACCCACCTGAGGAACCTATCTGAATGTATTTCTGGTTGGCCTTTAGCGTTGGAGACAGGAGTAACTGAAACTGATTGGTCGCTCCCCCACCGGTCAAGTTAGGAACCATCACGGCGTAACCTTTGGCTACGGCTGCGTTGAACACGGCGAGAATCTTTGCGTTATCCCCTGGAGTGCCGTCGCCGATTGCTCCACCCCAGCGGTAGTCTATAGGTCCAGAGAATACCCGGTCATAGGACCATGCCGGGTTAAACGTGGAAGCTATTCGGAACACCTCGTCAACCAGAATGGCGGAATTGGTAAGGACAAACAATCCACCTCCACCGTCTCCCAATGCATCATAGTCATGGGTGATTACCGCCTTGTTGATATTGTTTACGTTACGAGTTTTGAGCGCGGCACGATTGGGCAGTTCTTCGACAAAGCGTTGGCCAAAAGACGAGCAGCAGCAAAGCAGCAATAAAATTGTGAGCAGTCTTTTCATTTGGAAGCCTTCAGTTTTCGATCCATAAGTGGTTTGAATAAGGCTTTCTCGTTGTCGTTTGCGACTTTGTAAACCTGCTGTGCCTCGTCAACAGACAAGGCTTTGAATCTCCACAGTTTATTAGCCTCTTCCGGGCTGTGCCCCTTCTTGGATTCAATGTCTATGAAACGCATCTGCGACCATGTTCTCCCGACCTGTCCCTTAGTTAGTTGTCCCGTCTTCCTGAAATAATCCAATTCCGATTTGAGTTCTGGCATCGCCTTTCCTTTGCGCTGCTCATCCACGATTTGCTTTTTGATATCGGAACGTGCTCTTGCTTCCGGCGTAACGCCGCCTTCAGCAAACTTCGACTTCATAATCTCGTACATCTTCTGCTCGGCATCGGTACGCGTAAGCTCTCCAGGTGCTGGCATTATTCCGGCGAAACTTTCAACTTTTGCCTCTGGACGCTCGCTCTGTCGTCTCTGTGCACCACGGATTGAAAATGGCAAAAACTGCTTGGCTACAAATTCAAGCTCCTGTTTAGATTGCTGAACTATCGGGTCGTCAACATTCCTGATCTGAGTTCCGTAGAAATCTTTATTTCTGAGCATCTGCCCGATTGCCGAAAACATTGGCTGTGCCTTATTGACTACCATTTCACTCAGTCTGGTAATGAGCTTAAAAGGCCCATGAGCCGCAGCCTTGGCTAAAGGGAGAATGTCCTTCATGTAGGAGGGGAATATTACGCGCTCATCAGATCCATCAGGGTTCTTCTTGCCGGTTAATGGCATGAAATAATCCTGTAAGCTTTGTGGCCCTTTACCGGTATGGAGATACTGATACATTGCGCCGATCATTCCGACAGTCACGGGAAGAGAAACAAGGTAAGCCATCCTATGCGTCAGCACGGGATCTCCTGCTTTGAGTCGTTTTAGAATCGTTGCACTATCCTTCACTCCGCCCCCAAGTTCTCTTAGTGTTCCAAGATTCCAACCAACTGATCGTACTGACACCATCGCGAGGTCTTTTAGAGTTTTATCCCAGAACAGATTATCGTACACCATCTGACCCATTCGGTTGTCAACGCTATCCCAAGCCTTACCCAGTTCTTCCCTGATCTTTGCTTTCGGTGTATCTTCAGGTAGACGCGCCAGAATATCCTTTGCCATGTCCGCAAAGATGCCGAGCTTCATTCTCGGCACTATAGTTTCCATTATTGGCTTGGATGCTGCATCAAGTGCTGCGAAAGGCGCTCTCAGAATTGCTCCTGGATAGTTCCCCTTCCTAATGGCTTCCATGAAATTAGCCGCTGTGGAGTTTCGATAGAAGGCATCCATTTGGACTCGGCCTCCAGCCTTTATCAAGGCGTCTGCGATTTTTGTGTATTCACCTCCAACGGAACCGGGCTTGGTGTATTCCTTCAACACTTTGTCTCCGCGCAAATAGTTTTCTATAGGAGCATAGAGAGCGGGATTTCCGATAGTGCTTTTTGCCAAATCCATACCCGCTTCCGAGTTTCCACGAGATGCCTTCTCAATTCCAAGGGCGAGTTTGGAAGTAGCTGAATCAATCGCAGTAAAATTCAGATGATAAGCTGACAATCCCAGTTGTGCCTGATTGAGAGCGTTGCCCATCCAACGAAGTGCGCGAAACGTTGCAAACCTGTTCAATCCCGGTGATAAGTAATTATTCAGGACTCGTGCGGCATCTATAGGGGCAACCCAGCGCCCTCTAATAATCCTCTCTGTCGGACCCTCGTCGCTTTTCCGATATTGAACAACCTCTGAAAAACGGTCATCAATTTTGGCATATCCATCGGGCAGAGACTCGCTCGCCTTTATGAATTTCATCAATCCAGATTCTTTCATCTCGTTAATGACCTTTTGTCCCATCACGTACTTGTCCA